ACTGTTGCATTAGCAGCATCATTGCCCATTGAACCAGCAAGACTTACAAAGATTGAGGCTGCGGCCCCAAGGGAATAGCTACTAGCCCCAGTACCCGAAACATCACTTGCAAATCCAGCTGAAGTAAAGGCAGTTGGAGCAATTAAGTCAACAACAGCACTACCTAAAATGGTTTCTATCGCTTCAAGTAAATTGGTGTCACCTTCGTCATCAGCAATACAGATACGTACCACTTCGTTGACCTTACGTCGATTTGGAAGTGATTTCTCAATCTCGATCGTATAGATGCTGTAGTCCAGCCCCGTGCCAGTAGCAGAAGCAGGCACTACAATTGGAAACTCGTATTGATTGTAGGCACCTGCACTGATATATGCACGAGTCTCTAAATCAATGACATTTGATTGTTGGCCTAAGCGCCCATTGTTATCGCCAGATACACTAACAGTTAAAGCGTCGTCACCAGTTACAACTATATCGCTTCCACGAGGAGTCACTGTAATAGAAACGTCTGACCCACTAACAGCCATTGTTACGTTCTTGAAACGCTCTGTATCCGAACGTCCTGCGAAGTTGGCTACTATTTCAGTAGCGTCTTTGCCTGTCACGCCTAAAACATCGTACAACTCTACGCCGTTTTTTGCTTCTAAGCGAATAGAGTTCATAGATGCCGCGATATCACCTACTGTAATAACTTGATTAGTACCAGCATTTGGCTGAGAGAACTTGATATTTTTAATATCACTCCGCAAAAATTCTGTACTACTCAACGTAGCTACACTTCCATCAGGTTGAGTATGAGCAGCAGTAAGCTTGATAAGACCATTTTGCGCTCCTGATGCATTACCAGCAAGAACAACTCCGTCATTCTGCACAAGTAACTTTCCATCAGTAGCAGCATTTGCAACAGATGTAGCTAAGCAGTTTGCAGCAGTAGAGTCAATATCCCCACGTACAACAAGAGTAGTTTCAGTAAAACTCATTATTCACTTTTTGATTGTTCAATCGAATTTGTTTGATACCTCGGAGACTCGATAGCCTCTATAATATTCTTTACTGCTAAGTCCACAATCTCTTGGTGAGTGTGGGTTGCAAGCTCGCAATCTAGGGACGAAGATAGGTTAATCTGTACCGGATTGCGAATATAGTCGACGAATACCGTTTTTAATATATACTTTTCGCCATCTTGAAAGACCCTTATTTCGTCATCATGGATGAATCCTGAGGGTGCTACCTTGCTAGGTTTTGCAAAAGGATTCTCTATATGCGAATAGATTTGGTCCTGTTCTACTATACGAAGTTCCCTTTTCACAAGACTGTCAGAAGTGCTTACTGCAGTCTTACAGTTATTGGTATGGAACTCTATCCTAGTATTGATTAAAAACATGTAGTCTACCGGAAGGTCGAAGTTCACAAACTCCAAAGCAGAGTTTGGAACAACGCCATCCGTGTAGTCTACCGTAATAACTAAGCGCAGATCATCAACACGCTTTTGCAACTTGCTGAATCCTAGCTTTTTGCTATCAAATACAGGTGCCAAGCGATGCTTTATGTATCTATCCTGGGCGCGGTTTAACCAAAAGTCAACCTCTTCAGGAAGGAAGTAATCGTAAACTGAGGAAGCTACCTTTTGCAGTCCCTGGTCTACGGCATAGTGCATCTCTTGTACAGTCATTTATGCGTAAGCCTTTAGTTTGGCTTTTATAGAAGTTAAAACATTGGAGTTCTTTTTATCCTTCAAAAACAAAATTGCTTCCTCCATAGAGTCTCCTAAAGATACATCTCCGTCAAGTATTGTATTCCCTACTTTTCTCAATACTTCTGTGCTCAGACATTCGTTAATCAAAGACGTCATGTCTAAGTTTTTGTCTGTAACAATATCCAGAAAATACTGAGGGTTGTCTTCAAGCAACTCTTCTAACTGAAGTTCTTTTTCCTCAAGCTGTAAATCTTGTGGTTTGAAGCCATAAATAATGAGAACCTTATCCATTCGGTCAACATTGTCCGAAAGCTTGATGTACTCTTTGTATGCAGTCTTGCGTAAGTCTAAGCCCATCTTAGCCTGCTTAAGCTCTCTGCGGTTGTCAGACATATAGTACTGATGCTTTTTACTCGCAGACAAATCTTCTTCATCCATCACTACATAAGGGTGAGCTGAAGCAAACTTGTATCGAATGAAATCCATAAGATTCAAGGGATACCCCTCTTCGTCTAGTCCGATTTCTAAATCCATACCTCCCATAGGAATCTCTACTGTAAGATTCAAGTAGAATTCCTTACAGGCTCTACCAAATTGCGGGTCTTCTGCACTTACACCTAAAACTTCTGGGAGCAACTTACGCTGTTCGGCAAATGTCAAGCCTCTAACGATATCACCGCTACCGGTGTAAACAGAACCAATTCGGCGCTTGGCTTCTACGTAGATGTCGTCCGGGAGGTTTGTTGGGTTGGGGCGACGGTTGAGTGTAACTAAATGTGACATATCTATTGTAACTATTGGGTTTCTAGAAATGAAAAAGGGGAGAGGGTACATTTCCCTCCCCCCTTTCTCGGTTTATAAGCCTGATTAAGACTTAGTGCACTCTAAGTGCAGGCAATTGGTAGCGCGACGAATCGCAACACCGCATTCCTTCATGAAGTGAACAGAAGATCCGTCAACATCAGTAGCGCGGAGAGCGTTACCACCAAATCCTGGAGGAACACTAGCACCTGCAACTGCCCAACGAATCAACTCACGTCCCTTACGAGAAATGTATTGAACATTCTTCTCTCCATCGTATGTGCTCATATCGAGGAAGATCATCCGATAGCTCTCCATAGGGAGACCAGTAACCGGGTGACGATCAGCATTCAACGCACGAGCACCATGATCAAACAAAGGCAAGTGGCGAACAGTAATGGTATGACCATCAATGTGCTGATAAGAAGTAAAGAAGCCACCAAGCTGCAAGTTGCTTCCGCTTCCGCTGATAAAGCTACCTGGGTCGGTGTTCTTAATGTATTGTCCTGAGCTAATCTCAGACTTCATAGCGTTGTCAAACTCTTCCATTCCACCAATACCAGTGAACAGAACGATGTTCATCTGCTGAGCATCGGTAGCTCCATACAGAGCGTCACGAACAACAGACTTCAACTTAGAAGCAGTCAACTGAGAGTAAGTATCCACGTTAGGAATCTGCTCAAGCACACCAGAACCAATGGTAATAGGCTTGCCGTTGTCATCCTTCAAGTGAATAATTCCGTTAGCATCACGGTTGTACTGGCTGTACCACAGTGCATACTCAGACTCTTCCTTCCAACGCAACATATGCTGATACTCCTCAAAGTCGTACCACAAGTTGGTTGAGCGACCACCAACGTTGAACTCGAAGTTCACAACGCGGTCAGGCATATTGCCTTCATACGCATATGACTTACGAATCAAGCTGATTTGATTACGCATTTTAGAAGGAGCAACCCAGTGGCTTTCGTTTCCACGAGATCCGCTCATTGCAGCCGGAGCATACAACTGAACAAACATCTTGTTTTGGAAGGTGTCGTCAGCAGCAGTTCCAGCACCGTCTGAAGAGACTAACTGAACGCTGTACTCATAGCCGTTAGCTACGGGAGTGGGGTCATCCATAACACGAACTTGAGTTCCATCTGGAGCTTCAAGAATGTATTGACGAACGAACCAACGCTCTGGGAAAGTCAACTTGATGCGAGTATGGTTAGTGCCTCTACCAGATTGAGCAGTACACTCAACAGCCTTGTTCATGCGGCCCATCACTGGGTAATCATATTCTACATCGTTGATGTATTTGGTAGCACCCATACCTTCAGTTAAAAAGCTAAGCGGGAAACGCTTGTCTTCTTGACCGGAGAGGTGAGTAATAACAGGAGACAGTACGTCGGGTTGAGTAAGAAGAGCAGCAGCTAAGCTGTTCTCGTCAGTCATCGAGGAACTGTTAAACGTATCTTCGTATAGTCGAAGTTTTTTCAAATTGTCGGCGGACATGTGTAGGGGTTTATATAAGGGTTAGAGTAATTCAGATAAACTAGGTAGCTTATTGCCTTTACTGCTGGTTGATGCACCCCCCTTCATCCTTTTGGAAGCAGGCTGGGTGTTCTGTAAACGCTTCTTGAGATTCTGAGCCTTTTGAGTTGCTTTGACGCCTTGAACTAACTTGTTCAAGTCAAACTTTTTATAGAGTAAATACTCCATAGCCAGTTGAGTCTCTAAGTCCATTCCTTCTTGATCAATCATGCGCTGTGTGCGACCTTGATTGTCTTTCGCGTCACTCATCCAAGCATAAAACTTAGACTTGTCAGATTCAGGAACAGTGAATCCTCGAAGCTCGCCTTGTTTTATGGTGTCCTGAATACTGACCCACTGCTGCTGTACTTGCTGCTGAAACTGTTCAGCTTCTTTCTTTTGATTCTCGACCACATTTTTGGCCTGAGTCTCTTGAATAACTTTCAATTTAGACAAGCCGCGTTGCGCATGCTTTTCTAAAATACCTGCATCAACATAATCTTGAACAGTTTCCGAAATCTCTTCCTCGCTGTAGTTCATAAGACGCAAGTGTTCTTGAACGACCGCTCGTTGAGTGCTTACATCATCTGCACCAATCTCCAAAGAGTTGTAGTCTACAGTAGGAGCTGATGCTTGGAAATACTTTTTAGGATCACCACCGTTATAACGGAACTGTAAGTACTCCTGAACATCTGGAAACTGCGAAAACACAGAGTCCAGTTGCTCTTTTGCCATTTCTCCAGCTACGGTCTGAGTAAACTGTGCTACTCCATCGTAGTCTTCGGAAAACTCGCCTACTACATCATAACCCATTTTCTCTTTCAGAACATCGATTACAGTAAGACCATCTGAAGTATCCTCAGCGTCTTGCTCAGAATCGTTAGGAGCTTCAAGTGTGCTTTCTGTGTTATCGACTTTTTCAGGTTCTGAAACTTCCGCAGGTTGTTCCTCACCACTTTCTTCTGATATCTCAGCTTCTGGTAAGGAATTCTCTGCTTCTTCAGGTACCGACGCTGCGGATGGAACCTCCTGTTCTAACACCGGAGCAGGCGCTTTATCATCAATAAGATTATTGAATGACACTTGGCTTAAATCAAGCTTTATTTCTTCTGACATCTATACAAAAGTATTATTTATACCAATAATTATGACAACTCTAAATACGTTCAAAAACCTGTTTATTATATCAACCTTTTGATCGTGCGGCATCTACTTTCTTACGCTCGATTTCAAGTCTTTGTCGATCAATGTCATCTCGGCGACCATTTCCATCAGCATCGCTGCTCACTTTAGTAGCAACCTTCATTCGTTCAACCTCTAGTTTAACGACACGATCTTTTTCGTTCTGGTCCGCCTCAAATGCCTGCTGTTGATTCTGAATCTGTTGCTGAGACTCAGCTACTTGCTGTTGTTGTTGCTGCTGCATCTCTTGTTGCATCTTCTGCAGCTCTTTTTGCTTTTCATCTACCTCCTGTAAGAGCTTTTTGACCTTACTGAAGTTGTTACTATCGATAATTTCCGCAACTGTTGCTGGTTGCTGACCGTTTTGGGCAAACGCCATAGCCAACCCTTTAAGCTGTTGCAGCTTATCCATTTCACGACTGCTGCTTTTGACAAACACTCCATACTCAGCCTCCTGGTATTCTTCGGGGTCGATGTTAAGTAGAGCGGTACGTAAGTCACTTGCCACATACGTCATCTTTTTACCATCTCTCCAGGCAATTTTACTCGTGTCTAGCAATCCTGCGTATTCACGTTCCATAAAAGCTTCGAACCTCCTAAATATTTCTTCAGAAATAACTGAAGATTGGAAAATAGCACGTTCCGTAGTGCCTACACCGTCTGAGGAATTGACTTGCCCCTTCCGCTGCCTAGAAACGCCTACCATTTCTTCCCACTCTGTCTTAATAGCTTGAAGAAGTTGGAATTGTGCTGCGATATACTGTCCTAGAGACATATCTAACACTTGGTACTGGTTAAATGTCACCCGCTCTCTGTTTTTACCCTCTGCGGTAGAATCAACAAAAGCAAATCCCATCGCATCTGCGTAATACATGAACTTCTCCTCGTCCCAGCCATGCCGTTTCGGAATAGTGTTCATTTCCATAAGCATAATCTTGTCCTTGTTTTTAGCAATAGACAATTCTAAGCGGTAGTGGAAGACGTTATACAAGACTTGGTAGGCCAAGCCCATAGAGATAATAGATATGCTGTCAGAGTGTCTGTTACTATACACTCTGCCATTGTATGGCATCTTGCAGACAGACAGGTTGTTCATTTCGTTGCGTTGCACAACATGAGGGTTCATACTGACATAAACATTCTTGTCAATTTGGTATCCTTCCCAAACCTCATTTACCCAGTAATATTTTATTTCTTGACTTTCGTCTTTTTTGTACGTTTCGTCAACCACCATCTCTTGAGGAGATCCCATCTCATCTGTATAGGAGAGAATGCCAACTCTAGCAAAACTCTTCCAACAAACATGAAGCACTTCAACCATCCGGTCACTTTCGTCATCTTCCGGTTTGTTAATGAACATACTTTGGTGTCCTCCGTAGCCATCTCTATATTTTCCATGGGGAGCTTCTAAGTTGTCAATGTCTTTAGGAGACAGCACGTCGTAAAAACGATCAACTACCTCATTTACACTCATAATTTTACGGCGAACGACCCAATCAGCATCCTCAATGTACTCAGTATCAGGAGACTTCTCATAGTCTATATCCAAAGGACTTACAACTTGATAGTCCACATCATTCATGCACACATCCTTGTAGGTGTAGCATTCACCAGCAACTAGCCAGTCAAAAAACAGCTTTTGAATGTTGTCTTCTAAACCTAGCCAGTCAAATAGATAATTAAGTGCTTCTTGACCTACAATAGCTCTAGAGTCTCTGTAGTTAGAAAGAACTTGTTCCTGATAGTTCTTAGGGTCTTCTTCGGGAGCGTCAGGTTCTTCTCCTTTAGCTTTGCTCATCTCTGAAACAAAAACCTGTTCTAGGTATTCTTGATATTGCTTCTGCCGATGCTGGTCAAACCGTGATTGTATGTCTGCATTGCGAACAACCACTTGGTAAGCCTGGGGACGCTTAGCCTTTTCTCCTAAGAGTAAGTCTACGACAGGCTTTAAGATGTTATAATTACGCAATCGCGCAGGGAAGTTCTTCTTAGCCCAAGCCTCGCTATTGTAGGGGTTTGTGACATAGTTGTAATCCGATTCCTGAATATTACCATTGTAAGCCTCGTAATATTTCTGAGTAGTGTGTTTGGTGCTACTACTAAATGCAGACCTATTGATAAAAGCCCTTATAGTGTCTTTAGCCCAATCCTTGGTTTTCCGTGATCGGGGGACTTTTTGTTTAGGTATATGCATTTTCGGTATTATTAGAAGAAGTCACGATTGAAAAAGCTGTTGGCGTCATTCTGTTCTGCTTTTTCGACCTCTAAATTAGATAAGTCTTTCAAGTGGAACATACCTACAAGCATTGCAGATACCCTGTCAAAGTTACCTCTAGAGTTGTATTTAATTAGTTCGTCTATTAATGCAATATCGTATATATAGTGCAAGTTTAACTTAGCTTCTCCTGTTTCTGTCTTGCCCCTCTTAGTCTTCAGCCAGTCTCGTAAGTACAGCTCTGCTTGGCTTTTACGCTCTTTGCTACCCATGCTCATGCCGTATTTCCTTCCTAGCTTTTTAATTTTGACATTTTCAGATTTGTCAAAAATTTCAGCCTCTGGCATAAGCATGTGTAGCTGCTTTGTACGCTTAGCGTATGGTATTACTTCTCCCCGGTCATTCTCAAATCCTATACGGGCGTTATAATACTCTGAAAGCAAAAATAGTGAATTATTGTATTCATCTTGAGAATCTGGTCGCCCTACATAGGATGCAACAATCATATCGTCAGGAGTTGAGATAGAATTCACTCTTTTTATTACATAAGCGGCGCCCAAAGAAGTGCCGTATCCATCTTGTGCATAGGGGTCGTGCACGACGATATACAAGTCGTCTGGAGTAGATCCTTGAGAGTAGGGAGCTTGGTATACCACTACACATCCACGTATATCATCTCCTTTTTGAGCAGGAAACTTTTCTATAGGACGCAGTGTGTCATCTGGCATAAACTTCATACCTTTTTTGCCTGTGACTAGTTTTCC